TTCCCATAAAGCAGTAAGCGAGCCATACTCAGAATAATCAAGTTTCTTTTCTCCTAGAATAACGTGTGCAATATGATCGAGTTTATAACTTTCTTGTGGACCATACTTGTAACCAAATTTCTTAAATGCGTCCATATAATCGATAACTGTCATGCCAGAAATCTTATAGGTGTTTTGTTCTTTACCAAACTTAGTAATAGACGAAGGTGTAATAGTACCCCAAGGTGAAAGCTTTTTAGCAGCTTCTTCACCAAGCAATCTAATAATACGAGTTACAATGTATTGAACATCAAAGTACTCAACGTTCCAGCCTGTAACAACTTCGGGATACTCATTACGCCAAATTTGAATAAAGCGCTGAAGTAAAGCAACCTCAGTGTCAAACTGCATAAACGAAATATCTTCGGGATCTACACCAGTAAGTGTTTTATCTTTATCAAAAGCTTTCATTCCGAGAAGATGATATGTACTAGACTTTGAAGACTTATAAGCAATAGACGTAATCATTTTGTCGGCTTCGTTAATATTTGCGTAACCACTACTAATATCAACCTCAATGTCAAAAGAGCAGATGTTGATTTTGTTGATGTCAAATTTAACCTCGCCGGGATATTCCTCTTGAATAAATTGAGATACGTAGTTTGTTGTACCACATATTTCAAACCCGTGTACACCTTCATATTGTTGTGTAAACTTACGTGCTTCTGACATACTATCAAAGCGTGTAGCACCAAGGGGAATATTACCAATCAAAGATTTATGAGTAGAGTTGGCTTTAGAACGAACATATAGAGAAGGTTTAAAGCGAACTTTCCTTTGAAAAGGTTTGCCGTTGTCATAACCACGAACAAGAATGTCGTTGAACGAACGCTCGACAGATGTATAAAATTTAGACATGAGTATCCTTTATTAGAATCATATATACATAGTAACATACATAGTGCAGTATGTCAACCGCTATGCTGCTACTTCACTAAAGTTTTTGATTTTTTGAAAACGAACATGTGCATCGAACTTATCGCCAAACTGGTGACCTCGATGTGAGATAACAAAAATGTTATCGTCTGCATTAAGATTATGTAGTGTATCAATGAGACTTTCAATGCCAACACCATCCAGAGCTCCATCGAGTGTTTCGTCAAGAAGCAATAGGTTTGTTGATACTGAGTTGCGTAGTTTAGCAACTGATCTCCAAGCCAACATAATACTTAAAGTGATACGTAATTTCTCACCTTCTGAAAAAGAGGCGTATGAAAAAGCATCTCTAAAACGAGACTTAATAACTTCGTTAAAGTTTTCATCTAAACGAAAGTCAACAAACAAATCAAAAGCGCCAAGGTACTTATTAATAAGTTTGTTCATTACTGGAATGTACTGCCTGATAATACGAGACTTAATCCCACCATCTTTAAGCATTGCTGAAACTACACCAAACACGTCTTTCTCTTCGAATAATTCGTGCTGATCTTTTTCTATATCGTTGATTTGTTGTACAAGTTTTTCTAGCTTTGAAGTGTCAACTTCTTCTAGCTCAGTCTCAGCTGCAGTTAATTCATTCTTATATGTTATTAAAGCGCTTTTTGACATCTTAATAGTTGCCCGGTGCTCACTAATATTTAAATTAAGATCAGCTATTACATCTTCAACTTTAGAGATTTCTTCAATCCTGTCAGCATAGCCTTTGGCTTTTTCTGCCAATTGAACTAGAGCTTCTTCTACCTCAGTTTGTTTTTTACTTTTTTCTGTAACAATGTTTTCTTTGAATGTATGTTCAATACCTTGTTTACAAGTAGGACAATTATCGTTATCGTGGTAGAATGCTAATTCCTTTGCATGCCCACGTAATGAGGCTTCCAAATCTCGCCTAAGACTTTTAGCTTTTTCGAGCTTAGACTTTTGGGTAGCTTTATCGGGTATTGTGGAAAGCAAGGTTCCAATATTATCTTGGAGAACTCCAATGCTTTCTGTCTCTCCTTCAATTTTTGCAATGTGCTCGGACATTCTAAGCCGAACTTTGTCCACTTCAGCTTCTCGAATTTTACGAATTGATGCATTGTGTTCCTTTGCTTGACTCAACTTTGATTCATTTAAATCCATTTGATAGCTATTCTCGGTAATAGCTTCTTTATTAGAAGACACTTTTTCTTTTAACAACGTATTCATTGTACTGAACACTTGAATATCAAGAAGGTCTTCGATAATCTCACGGCGAGTGTGAGCTGGTAATTCCATGAAAGGAACGTAGGTTGCACTACCAAGAACTACAATTTGATTAAACGATTTATAATTTAAATTCAAAATGTTTTGTTCAAGGTAAGATTGATAATCTCGAGCAGCTGCATCTTGATTAATCATTTCGCCATTTTTCCAGATTTCAAATACAACAGGTTTAATACCACGGCGGATCATAAACTTGTTTTGACCTATTTGAAAATATATCTCAACAAGTGTATCTCTACCGTTAATGCTATTAATGAGCTGGTTCTTATTAATTTTACGAAACGCTTTACCATACAAACCAAAAACAATAGCGTCAAGTAATGTTGATTTACCGCTACCGTTTGTACCACTGATAAGTGTGGTTCTACTTTTATTTAAATCTATCGTAGTCCAAGAATTACCTGATGAAAGTAAGTTCTTGTACTGAACTTTTTGGAATTCAATTTTCATGCTACTTGTTGGGCCTCAATATATAAATCATCAATCACTTTCTTAATTAAATCTTTATCGACTTTGGTGTCAATTGATTCAATATAAGAATGTAATATTTCTTTAGTGTCTTTTGTTTCGTCAAGTATTTCGTCAACACCTGCATCTTCTAGGTTTAAACTATCCTCAATAGATTTAACATCAGTAGCGCCTGAGTCTGTTAGTCTATTAAGAAACAAATCATAGATATATGGGTTTGTCCTGTTTTTAACAATAACTTTTATATAAGCATCTTTAATATTTTCAACATCTAAACTTGCTATGTCTTCAATAGTCATATTTGTATCATCATATTCAATTTTATGATATATTTGAAAAGGATTAAGTATCCATTCTAATTCTTTAGTTTCCGTATCAAGTACTCTAAACCCACGTTTACCTTGGTAATCAGACCACGTCATTTCATACGGAGCACCAAGATAGTTGATGTTACCATATTCAGATGGATGGTGGAAGTGACCAGAATAAACCTGTTCAAAATGTTTGAAAACATCCTTATTCAACCCATGATCGTTGATTGCACCTTTCAACATTTCAAAACCTTGAATAGCAAAGTGACCCATGCAGATGTCTGCACTCGAGTTTTGCATTGCTATAAGTGATTCTTCCATGTTGTTTTTAGTTAACCATGGCACCATTATAATACTAGTTGACCCAAATGTCAACTCCACAGGTTTATCCTGATAAATGTTGAAGTCTTTATACTCAGTGAGCAACAACTTCATAGAATTAATTTCGTTAGTGTTGGTGTAATAAACTGAGTGGTTACCTACAATAGCGTAGTATTGAATGTTCCTTTTAGCAAGTTCATCGAAGAACATTCTCTTAGCTCGGTCAAGAGTAACATAATTAACGTACTTACGGCGATCAAACGTATCGCCTAGGTCTAATACAATGTTGATGTTATTTTTGTCAAGGTGTGGGAAAAATGTTTCTGAAAAGAATTTTTCTTGATGATCTAAGAATACTTTAGAATCACCTCGACAACCGAGATGCATATCTGTAATAATAGCAATTTTCATTTATTATTTCTTTTTCTCTTTATCTCGTGCAAGCTTGTCTTCGAAGTCTTGTACAAAGGCGTTCATATAGTCTGCGTTTGTATTTAGATGCAGATTAATATCTTCACCACCAGCATAAGTTCCGCCAGATGCTAGCATAGACTGAGATGATTTAAAACGAATGTACATTTGCTTTTTCTCTTTTTGAATACGGCGTAGGAACGCGTACCAAATAATTTGAGTAAAGTAAGCAAACGGATTTTGAGATTTTTCTGGATTAAAGTTATGAATATACTGAAGACAATTTTCAATACCATCACTAATCATATCTTCTTTATATGAGTATCCACTGAAGTTAGGTTTTGTAGCAAGTCTTGTAGCAATTTGATAGATACACTTACCAATATAATCAGGTACCCTAGGTTTTATCTCTGCACCTTCGTTTTCTGCATCACGACAGGCTTCTTGGTATTTGATTAAAGCCTCAAGTAGATCCTTGTTGTTAACGTAATTACGTTTGCGTGGCTTCTTGGCCATAAGTCCCTCCTGTATTTTTTACTATAGTATTATACTATCGAGCTAATGTCAACTGTTTTTTTTGTTGATACTGCTGCATTTTTTAGTTGACATTATTTCTAGGTGTGGTATAATCGGTTTTAACCGCTATAAAATAATATATTAGATATTAACATTGTAGATTTTAAATTGGAATTGTTCAGTCCCATAAATCTCAATACGTTTTCTAAAATGTTTAAGAGTATAATTCTCGTAAGAGCCGACCGACAGGTCGTCTGTAATATCATACAGAGTAGCTTTATCAGCATCGTTACCTTTACGTAGTGCTCTACCAATTGATTGCAATACTTTAATTTCAGATTTAGAACCAGATGCAAAGATTACGTTATCCAATTTCTTAAGGTTAACACCAGTCGAAAAGACACCATAAGAAGCAAGAATATCATGTTGCTTAATAGGATCATTCTCAACGAGATTTCTAACTCGTTCTCTTTCATCGCCTTTAGTACCACCATATATAAAATGAAGTTGACGATCGTCTTTACGAAGTAAAGGTTCTAAAATTTTACCATGTTTTTCTACTAAATCAAATAAGACCAAATTGTTTTGACCTTCAAGCGACCAAAGTAAATTACGAATAAACATGTTTCGTCTCGTGTTGTTTACGAGAAACTCGCGTTCAGCAGGATACTTTTTAGATCCTTCTGATATTTGCTTAATTGCTTTAACAAAATCTTTTTTAATCTGAGCATCATAGTCTAGTACAATAGCTTTTACATTAAAATCAGCAACTGTACCAGCATCCATAAGATCTTTAGTTGTTACGAATTTTCTTACTTCTCCAAAGCAACCTTCTAATACTAATCTATGAGTTTTGCTTTCAGATGATTTAAGTGTACCAGTAAATCCATGCCGGTATTGGCAATCAGTAAGTTTATCCATAATCTTTTGAAGTGATTTAGCTTGGAACTGATGTGCTTCGTCTCCAAGTACTACACCAAATTGATCAAACCAAGCCTTCGGAAGTTTAATAAGAGATTGCCATGTTGATATTACTATTGGTGCATTGGTATGTTTATCTACACCACCTTGGATTTTGTATATTTCATCAGTGCATCCATAGTCTACAAAGTCACCAGCCATTTGGTGTACAAGAGAAATCGTTGGAACAATAATAAGAGTTCTATGCTCGTAAGCTCTCCAATAATGCTGTTGAATTAAATGAATGATTAAAGATTTGCCTGAAGATGTTGGTGACAAAGAAAGAGAACGATTGTGTTTAATAGCATTTACGACATACTGATTTTGATAATCACGTGGCTCAAACTTACAATTGATTTCTTTTGCTATTTCATATCCGTAATCTTCTGGAACTTTTTCTTCTGCATATAAAGTTCCCTCTACAACAAGCTTATAATCCCGATCAGAACAAAACTTTTTCATGTAACCTATAAGGCCAGCATATAAAGTAGGACGCATTGGTTGGAACAATCTTATATAACCATCCCAAACGCGATTTTTAAAAGAAGGATTAAATTTGTATCCTTCAGGTCTAAACTTAAAGTAGCTTTCTAGTTCCATCTTTATGCCGGCATCAGCTTCAATTCTCATGTGAACCGCATTAATCGGATGGACTGTAATCACTTCTTGCATAAATTAAAATTCCCCAGATTGAAACTTTAGAATGTCAATCATATTCTTGACAATAAAGTTTCTTGAATGTATGGTTTTGACAATGTCTTCTAGGAACTTAGCTCGTTCCATATGATAATCAATTTTAAGACTGAGATTGATTACTTCCTTGTCTGCTTGAATATATTTATCTACTTCGTTGCGCAGTACTTTTTTCTGATACGGCTTCCAACCACGATCCCTTAGATCTTCTTCAGCCATAGAGCCATCATAATATTCACGCTTATCGAACTCAAGCGTTTTATAGTCAGCCTTGAGCTTTTTTACTCGTAAGACTTCCTTATAATATAGCGTGTAGTATTTGTTGTGAAGTTCTGGGATACGCTTTGACTCACCGGCCAAATTTGTTTCGTTGATTTTGCAGTCAACTGCCCACAATTCATGAATATCTTCGCTCAATTTTACATCCTTTAAAAAATAGAATCATATTATTATTCTATCACAAACTATGAGCTATGTCAACTACTTTATTCTATGTCAAAGTAATCGTATCTAAATGTAGCAGTAGCTTCAGGGTATTGAATGTCGGTGCCACGAACATCTAAACTGATTGAGGATAAACCAATTGGAAAGCAATCCTTAAACACCACTTTTTTATTAGCATTTTTATGACTATTATTTAGAATAACCGTGATGTCTGAAACAGTACCAGCTTGAGATGCTGCAACAGCTTGGTATTGTTCTGTATTTTCTGGGAAACCAATACCTTTCATCCAATTATATATTTCTAAATAATTGTTCATGTTTTCATCTAAAATAAAACCCAAGTCAAATTCACCATATGTTAATCTATCTGGAGTATCAAATACTGCACCGATAGGAGTATTCCTTTGAACTGGCTGACTAAACACCGCAGGTAGTAAAAATCTCTGAGTAAAAAACTCAGTGTTTGGTAGCCTTTGAATGACTACCTCAAACGATAAGGGAGAAAAATAATTTGTTTGCATGATATTTCCTGTTGACATATGCTAGAAGCTTTGATAGTATTTATAAATAATTCACCAACTATAAAAGGTACAAACGAATGCAGGAAGATTATCGAACTAAAATGTTCGACGACCCTTGCGATGATTGCACACACTGGATAGGACATATGTAATGATAGAAATTGAACAAAGAAAAAATATGAAAGCTTTGAATGTTGAAATGGATACAGGAAGCTTATGTATGAAAAACGTCTTATTCATGTATAATGAATTTTTCAAAAGCATGGATTATGATTGGTGGTACAAGGTACAGCCTGGTGATGTATGTGTGGATGTAGGCGCCTGTGTAGGAATGTTTACAGCCCATGCGTTAGATCTTGGAGCTTCTAAAGTGTATATGATTGAACCTAACAAAGAACTGATGCAAACAGCGCTTAAAAACTGCTATGATTATATAGTAGACCAAACAGAACAAAGAATTGTCCCAATTGGCCACGCCATAGGGTCAGACTCTAGCCATACCGAACGAGTGTTTTACACAGATGATTTTAAGACTACAAGTTTTAAAGACTTCCTCGCGCGATATAATATAGAGCACATAGACTACCTTAAACTTGATTGTGAAGGTGGAGAATATGACGTGTTGTCAGAAGAAAATTTTGACTTTATTAGAAAAAACGTAAAACACGTTTCTTTAGAAGTTCATCTCAGAGCTACTGACGATGGCATAGATAAATTTATTAATTTTAGAAATAAATTTTTAACACCTTACATCAATGAAAACAGAGTAAGATTCCAAGACACTTCTATTAGCAATATGGTTTTAAACGATTCAGAACTAAGAAATCCAAATAGACCACGCGAGTTTATGATGTATTTAATTAACGGTTGACATTATCGTTCAACTGTGTTAGATTAGAACTATACTGATTCTTGAGGAGGACTTCTTTGTCTGAAGATTTTAAAATTTTAACTGCACGTCAACACGTTAGAGAACGGATTGGCATGTACTTAGGCTCGAGCGCTCGTGAACCAATTGAGCGTTTTGTTATGGGTAAATGGGCTATGGTTGAGTCCGTACCAGCGCTATCTAAAATGATTGACGAGATCTTAGATAATGCGATTGACGAGGCTATTCGTACTAATTTTAAATATGCTAATAAAATTGATGTATCTGTAAAGATGGACAATTCTATTATCATTACAGACAACGGCCGTGGCATTCCTCAAGAGTTAGTATACGACGAGACTACAAATACTAAAATTGCTCGTGCTACTGCTGCTTGGACTAGAGTAAATGCCGGTACATCTTTTGATGATAACCGAGTTACTATTGGTACAAACGGTGTAGGATCCGCAGCTACAAACTTTCTTTCATCTAAGTTTACAGGTAAAACCTGGTCTAATGGAAAAATGTTAACTGTATCGTGTAAAAACGGTGCTGAAAAAATTAATGAAAAATATTCAGATAAAGTTGGAAATGGTACAGAAGTTACATTTGTACCAGACTTTGATTTGTTTGAATGTAATAGCCTAAACGATTACGATACTATTTCTTTAGTCGAAGATCGTTTGATTAGTCTTCAAATGGCGTTTCCAGAAATTGCTTTCTCATTTAACAAGCGCCGCATTAAAGTAAACAATCTTAAAAAATATTCTGAATTGTTTGGCGAAGAAGCTATCGTCGAAAAAACAGATAACCTATCATTCTTTATTACTACGTCTGAAGATGGGTTTCGTACCAACTCATATGTTAATGGTGTAAATACTCGCCAAGGTGGATCTTATGTTGATTTCATTATGAATTCAATTGTAGATGAGCTTGTCGTTATGATTAAGCGTAAGCATAAGATTGAAGTCGTTAAGTCGACGATTAAAAACGGCCTTACCTTTGTTATGTTTGCTCGTAATTTTATCAATCCAAAGTTTGACTCTCAAACAAAAGAACGCCTGACAAATCCTATGGGTAACGTCAAAGAACATGCTATTGAAGCAGGTATCCATGATGCTGATTGGTTTGCTCGTAAAATTATTAATACACCTTCTATTATTGATCCAATTATCGAGGCTCAGTTAGCAAAGAAAATTGCTGCAGACAAACGTGCCGCTACACTTGCTCAAAAGAAATTGCGTAAAGTTAAAGTAGCAAAACATATCTCTGCTAACAAAGATGATGCTACATTGAAAATTGTCGAAGGTGACTCGGCTATGGGTTTCCTATTAAAGGTACGTGATCCTAATAAGGTTGGTGCATTTCCTCTTCGTGGTGTAATCATGAATACCTGGGATATGAAACCAGCTGATGTACTTAAGAACAAGGAATTGTCTGAGCTCGTAGCAATTCTTGGATTGGATATTAATAATCCAAACTCTGTTGACGACATGACATATCAAAGTGTTGCTACTTTAACTGATGCTGACCACGATGGTATTGGTCACATTAGTCCATTGCTCATTGCTTTCTTCTATAAGTTCTGGCCAAGGCTTTTAACAGAAAAACGTGTTAAAATTACTCGTACACCGATCATGATTTCAACGAGAGGTAAAGATGTCAAGTGGTTCTATACCTACGAGGACGCGAATGCACACAAGAGTGAATCTGGTTGGAAGCATAGATATATTAAAGGATTAGGATCCTTACAAGAAGATGAATATGATAAAATTATCAATCAACCAAAGTATGACACAGTCACAGTCGACGATGCTGGAATATTTCAAATGATGTTTGGAAAAGATTCTTCTTTACGTAAACAATATATGTTTGCATAGGGGTTGACATTAGATAAAAAATGTGTTAGTATGGATAGAATCAAAAATTTAAACGGATGGAACAGACTATAAATGAGCTTACTTGAATTTACAACTGACGGGACT